GAGGATTTCAACAACCCTATTGAGGAGGGCAAACTCTTTAAGGCGAAAGATATTGCCTTGGTACGCATAGCCGACAATGAGGCGTGGGACGGTTTGCTTGACCATTGGGACTTATCCTACACCGCTACGGGCGACTATAAAGCGGGGGTACTCATTGGTATCAAAGGTATTAAGCTGTACGTGTTGGAGGTATTTTGCCAAAGGTGTGAACTTAATGCAGCTATGGAAGTGCGCGCCCAGTGGGTAAAGAAGTATCTTAAAAAAGGCTATAACACTATGGGCTTCTTTGATGCTACTATGGCGCAGAAAGCCGTCTATACACCTATTATTATGCAGAGTGCAGAGGACAACGCTTGCCCTAATATCCCTATTGGTCTGCACCAGGAGGGCGACAAGCACAACCGTATCTCGGCAGGGATTACCAATGCGCTCTTCCGCAAAATATTGTACTGGGACGAGACTTTGCCAAAACGTTCGGAACGCGACTACAACGCCTTTAATAAACAGCTACTTTCTTTTGAAAAAGGAACGGCTTCAAACGATGACGCCCCCGATACCTTAGAGCGTGCCATTACCCTTGCCCAACAGTATTTTGGCTATACCGAAAACCCTTTACAAAGCGGGCGACCTTTTATTGCTAAACACAAACGTAGAACTATATGAGTACTCCGAGAAAAGAACTATTTGTAAAAGTAAAACAAGCCCTTGCTACTATTGAAGGCATTGAGCTCATCGACCTGCAACGCGGTCAGTTTGACAACCCCGAAAATGGCTATCCCGAAATATGGACGGCTGCACTCATTCAGGTAATGCCTATCGCCTACGAGACGATGACCCAACACGTGCAAGAGGGCGAGTGTGAGTTTCATATCGACTTCTATTGCAAAGATGGCTGGACAGACCAACACTTAGGAACTGCCGACCCCGAAGAGGGACTTATGGAACTGTATATATTGGACAAAATCACCGATACCATACAATTCCTGCAAGGCGAACAGTTCAAGCCCGTGCAGCAGGTGCGAGAGGAGGAATTACGCCTAAGTGATGACGGCATTATGAGCTATCGCATTACCTTCACCACTCATATTTATAGACAAACACCCTACCCTTACGAACCTAAGAAACTAAAATTAAATATGATTTAAAATGTATTTAACCAAAGACGAACTCAAAACCGTAGCCACCAAAGAGGTAATAGACCTTATCACCCAAGGCGATGAGCAGATAGTAACCGAAATCATTGCCGAAAGCATAGACCTAATGGCTTCCTACCTCTATAAGTATTACAATACGGAGGCTATTTTTGCCAAAGAGGGCAACGAGCGCAGCAAAATACTGCTCAAGTACCTCAAGGATATTGTTATCCACGAAATCTATATAAGGCGAAGTAAAACCCTCAACCAAGTGGCGAAGCTCCGCTATGACGAGGCTATGCTATGGCTCGAAAAGATAGCTAAAGGCGAAATAGAAGTTGCCCTACCCAAACGCCTAAAAGACACCGATGGCGACGGCACCCCCGATACGCCCACGCCTTTTATGAAGCTCGGAGGGCGCAAAACCTACCGCAATCACTGGTAGCGGTGAGCCACCGCAGGCAGTTAAAACAAACAGACTATGCCTAACAACAACTTTACAGAACTCCGCCGAAAGCTCGAAGCCCTCGCACGCTTGGTAGCTAATGATGTCCCCATTGTCCTTAAAACAGAGGGACTCAAGTTTATTCAAAAAAACTTCCAAGATGAGGGGTTTAATGATGAGGGCTTACAGAAGTGGCAACCTCGCAAAACTACCGACACACGTGGGCGAGACCTTACTCGTTATCGCTCGGATAGGGTAGGCAAAAAAGGCACCCTTACCCCCTTTGGCAAGCGTAATCAGGGGCGAGCTATCCTTACAGGGCACAATTCAGGAGGCAACAAGCTGCGCAATTCATTTAGGGCGCGTGTAGAGAAAATGAAGGTTACCTTCTACACCCATAAGGAGTACGCCCGTAGACATAATGAGGGGTTAGAGGGTATGCCTAAGCGACAATTTATAGGCGACTCCAAAACCTTATTCAACAATATCAAAAAGGAAATAGACCGTTTATTCAATCAACTACAATAATGGCAAAGCAACCCCATAAACAACGTATAGAAAAGAGTGTCACCCTTAGTGGTAATGCACTTAATAAAAAGGTACATTTGGGCAAAAATACGGCTCAAAACATTCAGCAGGTAACTAATCTAATGGTAGACATCATCAAGCGCCAACGCAGGCTATGGCGTACCGAACTCAACCATTGGCACTCGGCTCGTTATGCCCGCTATAGTGTGGACTACCCGCGTACTTACCCATTGGAGGAGGTATACCAGGATGTACTCCTCGACGGACACCTTACTGGTATCACCGAAAACCGTACTTTGCGAACTACCAATAAGGACTTCGTTATCGTCATCGATGAGATTAAGGACGACACCCTAACCGAGTATATCAAGGACAAACAATGGTTTGAAGATGTTATTGAGTTCGCTCATCAAAGTGTATATCACGGGCATTCTCCTATATGGCTCAAAGAGGTAACCAAAGGCGAAATCAAAGCCGTAGAGCTTATTGATAGGGGCTTGGTAATCCCCGAAAAGCACATACTTTTAAAAGACTACGATGCTACCACTGGCATAGACCTACGAGATGTGCAAGAGGTAGTATTAGTAGCACAATTTTACAAGCATTCGGGGTTGCTCGAAAAGGCTGCTCCTTATGCAATCCTCAAGCGCCATTCGTGGGGTTCGTGGGACGAGTTCGAGGAGCTCTTTGGTATCCCTATCCGTATAGCTAAAATTGCCTCACAGAGTGATAGCGTGAAAGAGGAAGTTGCCCAGTGGTTAGAGGAAATGGGCTCAGCTTCGTATGGTGTTTTTCCTATTGGTACTGAAGTAGATATTAAGGAGAACAGCAAAGCAGATGCTTTCGAAGTGTTTTACCGCAAGATTGAAGCCTTAGACAAGGAGTTATCAAAACTCGTACTTCACCAAACAATGACTACCGAAAACGGCAGCAGCAAGGCACAAGGAACGGTACACGAGAATACTTTGGAGGAGGTTGTCTATGCCGACGAAAAGAAGATGTTGGCATTCCTCAATAACCAACTTTTGCCCGCTATGCGTGCCATTGGCTACTCTATCCCCAATAACGCCAAAATAGCAGTAGAGAAAACCACAGACCCTAACAAGCAAATCACTATAGACGGGGTACTCTTAGGGCGTGGCTATATCCTTACTAAAGACTATATAGAGCGTACCTATGGGGTGGAAATAGAAAGTATGCCAACCTCTTCCCTTTCTCCTAAACCAGACGATAACCCCCAGCACTAAGCCTACTCAAACTACATTATCATACCCATTGTTGCCCCAAGCACGAGCCTATAAAGCTCAGCAAGGAAGACAACAACTTGAGTAGGCTCATAGAGGGGTACATACGTGAGGCTTTTGAAGGGCGTAGTATTAGTGAAGCACAAAGCAAAGAACTATGGCAATACTACTACAAGCACCTAAATAAAGCCTTAGCAGAGGGATACAACCCTACTATTGAGGAAACCAATACCGAACTCGTAACCTCACTAAAGCACAACCTTGCTCGCTTCTCTGCATTCAAAGAAACGAGCTTTAAACAGCAAATAGAAGCCTCTTTAACTAAAAATGGTAAGGTGCTGTCGTGGCAAGAGTTCAAAGCCGAAGCTAACAAACTGAATATAGAATACAATAGGCGTTGGTTGCAAACCGAGTATAACCAAACAGTAGCGAATGCCTTATCGGCACAAAAGTATGAGGAGTATATAGCCAACAAACGTATATACCCTAACCTTACTTATCACGCGGTACACGATGAGCGAACCCGCGAAACACACCGCGCCTGGGACGGAATTACGCTACCCGTAGAGCATTCTTTTTGGAAAACACACCTACCCCCTAATGATTGGGGTTGCCGTTGCTACGTAGAGCCTACTGCTGACCCCGTAACAGAAGGCGTACGTACAGAAGATATACCCATAAAAGAAGCCTTTGCTAATAACCCTGCTCTTTCGGGGGAGATATTTCCCGTGATACCATACGCCAAAGGAATGAGCGAAAAAGCCGTTAAGGAAGTAGAAAAGCAGGTGGAAAAACGACTTAAAAAGGAGAAGGCTAAAGCTAAAAGAGCAGAGGAAACGTGGCAAACCATACCTACTGAAAAGGGTACGGTGAGGGTAAGTTCATTACACGGTAAAGATGAGAAAGCCGAAAATGTAGATATAGCTTCTTACTTAGCTAATAAATATGGCTATGAAATAGACCTTATAGCAAAGTCAGATACACCAGGTGTAAAGAGTGCCGATACATTCAATAAAACGTTAGAGATAAAACAAGAGTACAAGCGCATTCATAAGCCTACTAAAAGTGCTGTTGATAATGCCTTGAGGGGTACAAAGGAACAAGCCAAACATATTGTATTGGATATTAAAGCAGATTTTATAGATGGGAATTTAAGGAGTGCTATAAAAAGCCGTGTTTATAGATCTGAATGGATAGAAGAGATAATTGTAATTAGGAATGGTAAGGATATAACCTACTTAAGGGAAGATATACTTAAAGAAAACTGGACTCTGTAAAATAAAACAGGCAGGTAAATATGAGTTACTTACCTGCCTGAGTTGGGGTCAAGAGTTTTCTTATGTTTCCTCCCAACCAATTTGTACTGCAAAAGTACAACTATTTTTTAAACTACCAAAACTTTTTTCAACTTTCTGCATATACACCCTCATAAGAAATAATAGCTTCTACAGTACGAGGGGATAAAAATACCCTACCTGCTACCTCCTCAATTACGGCATCTATACGCCACTGGGGGTACTTGTTTGTAAGCTCACCAAAGAGCTCACGTATCTTTTCATTACGCCTCTGTAGGCGTTGTTTGCGTTGTTTCTGACTGATAAGTTGCATAGCACAAAGAGAATGGAGTTTTATACTGCAAAAGTATGGCATAATTAGTAAATATGCAAATTAATGAAACGAGCCAATTAGCAAATATAATAGTGCTAATTGGCTCGTTTTTTTATTGCTTGTTGTCCGTGTGGCTCACACCTCCCAACGTTTTTGGTTTAGGTAGGTCTCGGCGTAGGGCATTGCGGTGCCGTCCAGCTTCTTTTTAGACTTTTCTTTCTCTATCCCTATGAAGGCTTTGATGACCTCTTCGGGTTTGAGCTTGTCGAACTTCTTTTTGGCAACTGCTTTAGTGCCGATTTTGCCGTATGCCTCCCAGAAATCTTCAAAAGTTACAGATGCGGGGACTTTTTCTATGGTGAAGTGCTTCCTAAGAGCCTCATCGTTGGCAAGTGTTTGTATTCGCTCTTCGGTGTAGGGCAGGCGGTCGGGGTGGAAGAGCCAAAGCCATTGCTTAATGGTAAGGGGTTCGCCAGTGTTTTCAAACACTCTTAAATTGCCGTTTAAGTCGTATTGAAAAACGTGCTCGGAGGGAGTGTTTTTTGCTTTAAAAAAGTAGGTATTTTCCATAGCTATGCTAATTGTTCGTTAATATCATAAGTGATTTGCAGAAGGGTTTGGCGTTCGTATTGTCCGTAACATTCCATCGTAAGGATGTATCCTAAGAACTTTTCTAACATATCGGCTTCGTAGAGTTTGAGCCAAAACCTGCGTTGTTTTTGCGTGGTAAAACCCATATAAAAGCGGGTGGCTTTGAGGGTTACCTCGCGCATTATGCTGTAAAGTACACGTTGCTCACGGTTGTTGAATAGGGGTTGCCCTATGAAGGTGGCGCGGGCAAGGACTTCGGCTTGGTCTCGTGATAAGGTAAGGGCGATTTTCATATCTTATAATGTTTGCAATTCTCTATTATTTTTAGTGCTAAGTCTTTGCGAGTTTGGCTATAGGTTTCACCTACAACACGAATACTCTTTAAAAAGAGCTCATTATGATAGAAATAGCTTACAGTTTCTGTTAGATATTCTGAAATTGATAAAATATAACCTTTTTCTCTAAACCAATCAAAGACATCATCCCACACTGGTACGGAAATACGATTTTTGAATATGTTGTGATTGCCTATGTCGGTGATGAGTGCTCCATTACGTTTGTAAATATGTGTCTTTAGACTATCATAAGTATAAGGCTTACTACTTGCCATTAGTTGTTCATTGGTGTAATATACGCAAGCCTTGTCAAACCCTATTTCTTTGAGTTTTTTGGCAATGTCGAGGGGGACAAGCCAAGTGGGGTATTGTTCTATTTTCATTTGTTTTTATATTTTAATTAAGTAAGCG